CTGCCTCCCTCGTCGGCACCCTCGAGGGTCTGCCGAGCGACGAAGTTGAAGGAATCCCGACATGAAGAAACTCTTTGCCCTCTGCCTTCTGGCCCTCGCCCTGCCGTCATGGGCCACGACCTACTTCTTCTCCGACTGCGCCTCGGGCTCAGACCCCGCCTGCGTCGCCGGTGCCAACGGCAATCTCGGCACCGTCAGCACCAGCCCGAAGCAGAACCTCACCGGCTTCAACTACGCAGGCCTGGCTGCTGGGGACCAGCTCAAGTTCGCCAAGGGCGGTGCCTGGAGCATCACCTCTGCCATCACCCTGAACAACACGGCGAACAACTCGGCAACCTCCTGGGCAACGGTCAACCCAATCGTACTGGATTCCTACACCCCGGCCTGGGGGCCTGGCACCGCCCAGCCGATCATGAGCCTCGACTCGGCCAGCCCTCCGACCCAGATCTTCACGATGTCGTCTGGTGGCCAGCAGGGCCTCACGATCCAGAACATCAAGTTCACCGCCACCGGCGGCAACGTCACGAGCAGCTTCGGCGTCCTCTATGCCTCCTCCCGTGCCAACTACATCACGTTCCAGAACAACACGGTGGATGGCATTGGCACGGCCTTGAACATCCCGGCCCAGACCACGCACTCGCACGACTGGATGATCTTGGGGAACGCCTTCAAGAATTCCAACTCTATGGCTCTATTGGTCACGGCGGACTTCACTAGGATCGCCGGTAACACGTTTTTGAACAATGCAAAGACCCTGAATAACACCGACCATCACATCTACCTTGCCTGCCAGGTCACCCCCTCGGGGACCACTAACCCTCGTGGCTGTATTGGTGTCGCAGTCGAAGATAACTATATTGAAGACAATTCCTTGAACCCATGCGACTCGGTAATGATCGTTCAGCACGACCTCTACACCGGTCTCCACATCTCGCGGAACACCTTGATTCAGTCCTCTGGCACGGCTGGGGGCCCATGCTACGGCGTCCAACTTGCCGCTGGCAACTTCTTGGGGGACATCGAAGGGTGTCAAGGGTGCGTTGTCAACGACAACACTGTCGTGAATGTAGGGTATGCGGCTCTCGACTTCGCTCAGTGTACCGACTGCAAAGTCTTCAACAACACGATCGTCAACACGACGGCTGTGGAGTCCGTTGGTATTCGTGCTGGCAGTGTTGCAAACCCGTTCCACGCCGGAGATCTAATCAGTACCCGCTTCCTGATCTACAACAATTCGATCTACCTCCCAGCCAGTAATACGGTTGATGCGCATGGGATTGAGCTGAGTCGAGACGGCACAGGGAATGTGGTTGTGGGAAACGTAGTCGACTTTGCTAGTGGTTCTGCGGGTACGTGCTTGTACAGTATCAGTCTAACCTCCAGCGCCTTCGCGGAGTGGGACTACAACTTGTGCTACGACACAACTGTTCCAACTTGGGCCCAGTTCAACAGCGTCCTCTATGCCACTCGAAGCGCCTTCAGCGTAGCGGTCGGCCTCGACGGGAACAGCCTCACCAGCAACCCCCTCCTCACAGCAACACCCGCTGCAGGCAACGGCTGGTCCATGGCCGTGCAGAATGGCTCTCCCGTCATCGACGCCTGCGCCTCGGCTCGGTGCTCACCCCTTGGGAAGGCTGGCCGCGCCGTAACAGGCACCCGCGACATCGGCTCTGAGGAGAAGTAGCTATGGCAATCGCTCTCCGCGGTGCAGTCCAACAGGCGAATGGGGCCAGCGCCGGCTCTGGCAACGTCACGCTCAATGCACCAGCTGGCCTCGCCTCCAACGACGAGTTCTCTCTAACCTGCATGGCGGCCACGAGTATCACGAGCGACGCGCAACTGACGGACTTCCAAGCTCCCTGGGCCGACGGCACCGGAATCAAGCATGCTGCAGCCCGCCGCCTGTGCAACGGCTCAGAGACCTCATTTGTCGAGACCTGCGTTGGTGGCTCCCTCGCCATTGGCTTCGCAGTCTCCGGTGTCAACACCTCGACACCAACGGAGCAATTCACCAAGAACGATCCAAACGGGACGACAACCTTCACCACGACGGCCTCCACCCCCACGGATGATAACTCGTGGCACGTAGTTGGCTACCACGATGGGAACAACACGAACACGGTAGCGACGCCCCCGGCCGGCTACACAATCCTTGGGGCCAGGCAAGATAACGGCGCCGTTGGCACTGGGGTCATGTACCGTAAGGACCTTGGGGCTGGCAGCGCCGGAACCCCAGTGACCGCAACCCTCGTCTGGACCAGCAATGCCTGGGGCACCGCAATCAGCTACATCATTCGGCCCAGCCTCGCTGGAAGTGATACCCTTATGGGTGGCGGTTGCCTTTAGGAGGCCTTCATGACGACTTCGGTGAATTCGGGTGAGGTGTGGGCAACGACCAAGATTGCCCTGGTGTGGGTGGCGAACTACTTCACTTTGACTAACCTCAACGCGGTGCTGACCACCATTGGTCTCGCCCTGACAATCGCCTTCACCTACTTTCAGATCGACAAGCTCCTCCGCGAGCGTGCGGCGTACATCAAGAACCTGAGCGACATCGCAGAGAAGTTGAAGAAGGAGCAGGAAAATGAGTGACGGAACTGCGGGTGCAATCGTCCAAGCCGCGTATGAGGATGCCGGCCTCTGCGCCGTGGGCTCCTCTATCTCCGCGAACCAGCAGGCCCGAGGCATCAGCCGCCTGGTCGACATGATCCAACTCTGGGGGACGCAGGGGCTCAAACTCTGGCTCGAGGTTCCCACCCTCATCACGTTGGTCGCCGGGCAGAACGCCTATACCCTGAGCCCGACTGGAAGCGTCGCCATGGTCAAGCCCCTGGCTGTCCTCCAAGGTACCTACATCACTTCGGGTGGCGTGCGCCAGCCCCTCGTTCCAATGTCCCGCGACGAGTTCACGCGTCTTCCCCAGTACAACCAGAACGGCGCCATCAACTCTTACATGACGCAGAAGAATCAGACGAACCTTACGGTCTACTTCTGGTCGACGCCGGACGCCACCGCGGCGACGGGAACCTGCGAGGTCCTGGTCCGCAAGGCCGTGCCGAACCCAACGATCGCCCCGGACGCCATGGCCTTCCCTCCCGAGTGGTATATCGCGCTGCGGTGGGGCTTGGCCGATGAGCTCACGACGGGCCAACCCGACTCCGTGATCCAGCGATGCCAACAGCGGGCGGCGGCCTATCGCACGGCCCTCGAGGACTTCGACGTCGAGGACGCAGCGACCTTCTTCCAGCCCGACCAACGCATGCAGTACTCGGGTAACTCCTTCCGCTAGTCCTCCCTATGCCCGCAGCCGTCCGCACTCCGATCTACGCGCCCCTAGGCCTGCGCGACTCGACGATCGACAAAGACTCTCGCCTCTACAACGGCTTCGCCGAGAAGTGGCAGGAGGAAGGGGAGATCTACGTCTACAAGCGTCCGGGGATGAGCTTCAACTCGCAGCCCTCCGGCGGCGCAGCCACGGGTCGAGGCGTGTTCAACTGGAAGGGTAACATCTACGCCGTGTTCAACGGCACCCTCTACAAGGACGGAGCGAACGTCGGCGCGGTCAGCAACGTCGGCCTGTACACGTTCTCCTCCTGCCTGGGTGCGACCCCTCGCCTCTTCTTCCACAACACCATCAACGCCTACACCTACGACAGTGGCGCCGGCGTCGTGGCCGTGACCGACGTCGACTACCCCGCGACCACGGTCCCTGGCTCGGCCTACCTCGACGGCACAACCTACGTCATGACGCCCTCTGCCAGCATCCGCGGCGACGACTTCAACAACCCGCAGTCCTGGGACCCCTTGAACACCCTCCTCGCCCAGATCGAACCTGACGACGGCGTCTACCTGGCCAAGCACCTCGTCTATACGATCGCCTTCAAGCAGATTTCGACTGAGGTCTTCTACGACGCAGGGAACGCCGTAGGCTCGCCCCTCGGCCCCGTCCAAGGCTCGAAGATCGGAGTGGGAGTCCGCACGGCTGGCTCCGTCTGCAAGCTCGGGGATAACCTGGCCTGGATCGGCACGACGACTGAGGCCGACGTCCAAGTCATGTTCATGTCGAAGGTGAAGGCGGACGTCATCTCCACACCCCCGGTTGAACGCCTCCTCAAGCCCCTCAACTACACGACAGTGTGGTCCTGGAGCGCGAAGGCCAACGGCCACAGGTTCTACGTCGTGACCTTCCCCTCCTCGAACCTTACCCTTGCCTTCGACGTGACCTCCCTCTCCTGGTACATCTGGACGGACGTGGTGGGCAACTACATGCCGATCATCGCAGCCACCTACGACACAAACGACACGCCTATCCTCCAGCACGCGACGAACGGGAAGCTCTATAACTTCTCGGCAACGGAGTTCGGAGACGAGGGCCAGCCGTTCCCGTGGCGTTGCTTCACCCCCAGGATGGATGGGGGGCTGAGGGCACAGAAGGCCAACACGAAGATCGAGCTGGTCGCCGACCGCACCGCGACGAACGTTCGCGTCTCCTGGAGCGACGACGACTACCAAACCTTCAACGCCGGGCAGGATATCTCCCTGGACCAGGACCGCGTGTGGCTACAGGACGGCAGCGCCTTCTCGACCCGGGCGTACCAACTCTTCCACTCCGACCTCACGTTCCTGCGGATCAAGGGCATGGACCTCACTACGACTCCGGGGACCCTCTGATGGCTTTCCTCCCAGTCCCCACCTACGCTGATCCTGTCGTCGTCGACGAGAAGACGGGGAAGAGCAGCTTCAGTCCGGTGTGGCTGGACTGGTTCCTGAAGCTGTCGACGGGAGGGCTTGCGGGGACGGTGGACCACAACGCGACGACGAACCTGCAGGGTGGGTCACCCGGCTCGTACTATCACCTGACGGCGGCGGAGCACGCGGCGATTTACCTGGTGAACAACGGCGCCGTCTTCGGCATCGCCCCTGGTGGCTCGCCCTTCCTCTACCAAAACACCGCCACCTTCAACCTGGACATCATCGTCACAGGGGGAGCAGGCGTGACCCTGACCTTTTCCCGCGCCAACATCACGTTCTACGCTCTGCCCGCCACCGGCATGTTCATGCTGTCGCCAGGGGACTACCTCAATATCGTCTACGTCGGAGTCCCGACGGTTACCGGAGTTCCTCGATGAGCCCTTTGGAGAACCATCATGCCTGACTATGAAGGTGGCCTTGGTATCGCACCGCCGCAGGCTGCGCAGCTCGCCCAGTCCGCAGGAACGGGAGGCGCAACGAACCCGTGGGCAGGGACGTCCTTCGACAACGGCTTCCTGAACCTCGACACCCTACAATCCCTGATGGCACAGCGTGGTGGAGGATGGGCCCTGACCGGCGCCGACTTCCTCTCAGCCCTCAAGCCCCTTACCGGCGTCACCCTTCAGAACCCAGAGGCCTGGGCAGCGGCCGATGCGATGAAGGGGCAGCCCGGCAGCGACCTCTACACTCAAGGAGCCGGTGCCAACCTCGACCCGAGCTCCCAACGCTACACCGATTCCCAGGGTCGGATGTTCCAAGTCACCGGGAAGGACGCCGACGGAAACACCTTGATCCAGTACGTGGACAACGGCGGAGGCGGGTGGCAGAACCCAACTGGCTCTGGCCACGACCGCGTGCAGCCGACGTACTCCCTGGACAAGAACGGGAACGCCACGCCGGTCGATCCGGGGACCTACCACAAGGAGAGCGCCTGGGTGGATTGGGGTAGGCCTCTGGCGGCCTTGGCGGCGAACATGGCTGGGACAGGGTTTGGCGTAGCGGCCCTTGCCGGAGCAGGCACAGGCGTGGGTGGTGCCGGTGTGGGGAGTGCCCTCGGAACCGGCCTCGGCTACACGGTGCCAGGAGCAGGGACCTTCGCCGGCCTCTCCGACGCTGAGCTCGCGGCGGTGTCCGCTGGCCTTGAGGGCGGTGGTGGGGCCGGAGCAGCGGCAGCAGCTGTTGGTGGTGGGGGCGGCTCAGCTCCTGCCTACGGTGGGGTTGGAACCCCTGGGGCTGGTGCCGGCACCGATGCGATCTTCGGGCCGGAGGCCGCAGGCGTGGGCGGAGCAGGTACGGGCGGAGGTGGCAGTAGTGGCCTCACCTCAATGGACAGGGCTGCTCTCTACGGCGGGGAAGGCTACGGCCCGGCTGCGAGCCCTGCCGAACTCGCCTACAATGGCGGCGCCGGCAGCAACTTCTTCTCTCAACTTCTCAGCGGGAACTTCGGCGGCCTCGGCTCTGCCTTCAAGACCGGCGCCCAAGGCTACGGCCTCCTGCAGACCCTCTCCGGCCTCTACGGCCTGACCGAGGCGAACAAGATTAAGAAGCGGGCGCAAGGACCTGGGATGACGAAGGCAGGCCTGGACGCCGTGATGCGATCAATGGCGGCGCAGGGTTACCAGGGCTCCGGGAATATGATGGCTGCGATTGAGAGGTATGGCGCCGAGACGAACCAGGGGAATATCCCTGGGCAAGCGGCGGGCCTCACTGGCCAGCTCTCGTCCCTCGGCCTGATCACTGCGGGACTCCCGGCCCTCTTCGGCTGGGGCAAGGGAGGCTGAGATGGACCTTGGTGGCGCGTTCCTAGGGTCCATTGCGCAGCAGCAACAGATTGACCAGCGCGAGGCGATGGCGCCGGCGCTGCTCGCGCACCAGATCGGGCTGAACAAGCTGCAGGCGGCGCAGACGGAGCACCAGATCGGCCTGACCCAACTGAACTCTGCGCAGGCGGCGCAGATGAATGCGAAAACTGCGATGGAGCAGAAGTCCGCGGCGCTGCTCTCTCAAGCCCTGGGCTCTGGGCTGATCCCAGGGGCTGAGGCGACGATGTCACAGCGTCTCATGGGCCTCTCCAACATCGAGGCGCAGGCAGGAAACGTAGTGAAGGCCGGAGATATGATGAAGGCGGCGTCGGCTGCGCAGGCGCATGAGGAGACCGCGAGGGCTGCTATCGTTCGGCAGGGCATCGACCAGTTCAAATCCAACGCCGCCAGGGCCACAGCAATCGCTTCGACCCTTGAAGGCGTAACGGACCAGGCCTCCTGGGACGCCGCCAATGCCCGCTTTGAGCAGCAGTTCCAGGTAACGAGTCCCTACAAGAACCTCCCCTACGATCCGCAGTTCGTGGAGCAGCTGAAGAGTGCTGCGATGACGGAGTATGAGAAGGCTAACGTCGGGATCAGACAGGCAGATGAGCTCTCCAAGGACGCTAACCGTAGGTCTCAAATCGAACACCGCCTTGCGATGGCCGAATTTGCAGCGCAACGGGAAGCGCGCGCAAGGCAAAAAGCTATCGACGACAAGAAGCTCGCAGGGAAGGACGTTGGGTCGCCGACTCCTGACGAGCGCAGAGCTGCCAAACTTCTTATCTCTAGTGAAGGGTTAGCCGTGGGCGATGACTTGGACCGAGCTGCCTTCGACGTTGCAGCCGAGGCTCGAGGGTTGCGTAAAGGTAATCCTGGGATGACCATGGACATCGCGCTGCAGCGGGCCCTGAAAGCGAAGCGGGATAACGGCGACTTCACAGCTGGTGAATCTGGGACCCTTGGTTTTGGAAAGAAGCCTCCGACCTACGCGCCCGCCCAGGACCTACCAGCCTCTGGCAAGACCTCGGACCTCGTGGTGGGGAAGAACTATCGGAATCCGACAGGCAAGGTGATGAAGTGGACGAAAGGCGGATGGGTGCCGGTCGCAGGGGCAGCGCCCCCGGCAGCGCCCCGCCCGACGGTTCCAGTCGACAACGTTCCTGAAGAGGATACCGAGGAAGACTGATGGCGGACTTTGGAGACTTCGTCGCGGTTGACCGGGCAGCTCGGGACCAGCAGAGGTTCGTCCCAGCGTCGCTGCAGGCTGAGCGCGACCAGGAGGGGCTGAGGATTCGGCAGCGAGAACTCGAGAACCCGGCCCTCGGTTCCGCTGACAAGGCGGCGATCCGACGGGAGATCGCGAGGATGGGGGGGACGGCTGCTCCGGCGCCGAGCGCTCCAGACTTTGGCGACTTCCAGGCCGAGGTTCCGGGGCCAGCCTCCAGTGCCCCCACTAGCCTTGGAGACCTCGCCACGAAGACGGGGCGCGAACTCGTCTCCGTCGGGGACCTAGTCCTTGGAATCCCCGCGCAGCTCCTCGGCGTCGGTGCGGACCTGGGCATGCGCGCACGTACGATTGGGGCCGGTGGCACACGTACGGAACAGGCAGAGGCTGGGGCCGCGGCCTCGGCCAAGGTGAACGAAGCCCTCGGCTCGCCCCTCTCGAAGCTCGTGACCCTGGCAGGCCTGGGGGCGAAGGAAGGGGAGCAGACCACGGTCGACGCCGTGATGGGGAGACTAGCTGGCCTCCTCGGCAAGGGCGGAGAGTGGGTGGAGAAAAATACGAATGGGCTCCTGGTCAAGGGAGACATCGAGTCGATTACGAACGCGGCCATGGGAGCTGCAGGCGGCAGGGGGCTGGCAGCCGGGCTGAAGAAGATCGTGCCGGAGGGTGCGGCCGTGGCGGAGGGCGTTCGTCTCTCCCCCTATGCCCTTGAGCGCCTGCGCCAGGAACAGATGCGTGCAGCCGACCCGAAGGAGGTGGGGTCGGTGGTTGAGGCACAGGCCCAGGAGG